AATTATAGTTATATCCCGATTACTCCCGATTTTAACTCTATGCCGCTCTCTACTTTAGATTCTACTAACACGGAGCGACAAGATTTCATGGCAGCAACTTATGTGGTTGATGCGTTCAACGATTTAAATAGAAAATTTAAAACTAAAGCGCTTGATGGGAGCTTGTTCACAGGCGATGATTTTCTTGCTACCTTAGAGGTTAAAAAAGCATACCAAGATCCTCGTAGGCTATACAGCGAGTATTTAAACCAGATCCAAGACGCCATTTTAGAAGTTTTTGTCGAAGATAAAGTGAAATTTTCCAACTTTGATCAATTCAAAGTATTTTTCTATGATGTAATTAATAGAATATCGAAACAGATGCCGATAACTTACCCGGGCTTCGTCAAGAGTAGATTTTGTCCTATGAATGTCAGCGGTTTGGTGATTGAAATAGCGGATATAAGTTATGAAGATGATGAAGAAAAAATACTAAAATTCAAAAACAGTCCAAATTGGGAATTTTACCTAAATGCATGCCGTTCTTATGGATTCTGGGTAGACTCATCTAACCCTTTTAGATTAGTAGCCAATATTGGCTCTCCTGAGATGTTAGAATATGCAAGAACCTCAACTAATTGCGGATTCACATCGACTTATGATATACTATCGACAGCATACAAGCCGGCTTATTTTGATTATGAGGCTGATTTTAGAGCATTTGCACTTACAGTGTATAATTTAACTAAAATAAAATACTTAAACACCAATCATTGTCTTGATGGTACCGTAATAACAAAAATAGTCGAACCGGAAGAATACACGTTGCAGCAGTTAGACAACTTAGTGCCAGATTTACAATTCCTTACTGCATATATAAATTTAAGATTTAACGAAGAAAATACAAAACTGAAAGACTTTCAAAAGAAAAGAATCACGAGCAATACAATCAACGAGTTTGAAAAAGAGGGTTTGTTTGCGGCCATGGTCCATTTTTCAAAATTCATATCCTCCACCTATGATTACAGTGGTTCCTTGACAGATCTGATCAGACGTGATAAGTTAATTAAGCAAGAGAGGAATGATGTATTTTCAGACACTTGATGATAAAACTGAATGTGTGGGTGTATACAAGGATGGAAAGCTATATTTTGATAATTTTCCAGATGATCTAAAGAGGACTTGGAGATATTCTGGCTCTATTGTCGATCAGGATATTGAATATGGTTGGATATACACGCAAGGTAAGACACTGAGGGAGGCATGCCCCCCTGAGCTTGAGAAAGAGCTAAATTCAAACATTAAAAAGATGGAAGCTTTTTTCAAATCTTTTCAAATCGCTAAATTAGATATGAACCAACATTGTATCTTTGATCTGATACCAGAGGACTCGTTAGCCTCATTTTGCGAGATTAAAAACAAGATTACTGAATACGTCTTCGCTACATGTGACAAGCCAGAAAACTACAACTTCCTGAACGAAGCTTCAAAATTGTTATATTCTATCCGCGAGCGTAAAGTAAATATTGATATTTCTGATTGCAAAAGCATGTTCACAAACACAAATAATCGTATTGGATTGCAAAAGATAACCAACGGTTCTAAAAACATTGATTACAACCTCTTTGGCACCGTTACGGGTCGCCTTAGCACTTATCCTAGGTCTTTCCCCATCTTAACGATGAAAAAGGATTTTAGGCGTGTTATAAAGCCCCATAATGACTGGTTTCTTTCTTTGGATTATAATGGCGCCGAAGTTAGGACTGTGTTGTCGCTTTTGGGCCATCCACAGCCTGATGAAGACATCCATGCGTGGAACATCGCCAATGTTTTCAATTCAACAAATCACAAATCACTGCCAGAACGCTCAGATGCGAAAGTGATGTTTTTCGGGTGGTTATACAACCCAGAATCAAAAGTAATCGAGTCAGAATTATATGATCGCGATGCCATCATTGAGGATTTCTATTGTGACGGTAAAGTAAAAACTGTCTTTGGGAGAGAAATAGAGATTGACAGAAGAAGAGCACTCAGTTATATTATTCAGAGCACCACTTCAGACTTAGTCCTTGACAGGGCAGTCGAGATATCAAAAATGCTTGATGGTAAAAAAAGTTTTGTGTCACACCTTATTCACGATGAGGTGGTTATTGATTTAGCAGATGAGGATAAGGTTTTGGTTCCAGAGATAAAAGAGATTTTCTCCAATAACAAACTTGATAAATTTATGGTTAACATAAGTGCTGGCAAAAATTTTTATGATTTGGATGAGTTGAAATTATGATATCTATTGTAGGTATTGGCAACGCGGCTTCGTCGATTGCCTCTAAATTCAGCAACATTCCCCAGTATGATGTCTACACGTTGAATTCAAAAATCAAAAAGAACACGGATCACGAATTTAAATTAAAGTCGTTTGAAAAACCAGAAGATTATGAGAATAGCATTCCAGATTTAGGTGATTTTTTTGACGACGTCAATGAACGTATACAAGTCTTTATTACCGGAGCATCTTTAAGTTCTATTTACAGCCTTGGAATTCTAGAGCAGATAAAAGATAAAGAATTAGATGTTTTCTACATTAAACCAGATATAGAATTGCTAACCGGTGCACCCCGTATGGTGGAAAACATTGTTTTTGGTGTATTACAGGAATATGCACGTTCTGGTAATCTACGTTCATTTACTATCTTCTCGAATGAGAATATCGAAAAAATACATGCCTCCATCAACCTTAAGACATATTATGATACGCTTAACGACACGATATTTTCGGCTGTTCATTATCTGAATTACTTTGAGCATACTGAGCCACATATTGGCAACATGTCAAAACCTAGCGATATCAGCCGCATACGTTCAATCGGAATGTTGAACATGAAGAAAATTGAAGAAATGTGGTTGTTTGACCTTGACATGGAACGAGAACTATGCTATTATATGTGTATAAATTCTGATAGACTTGAGGGAGAGGTTGGTCTTCATAAGAAGTTGGTTGATATCTTAAAAAGCAAACCTAGGAATGCTTTTAGGAAGATTTCTTATTCCATCTATGAAACAGAATTACAAGATTTTGGGTTTGTCGTTGCCCATACAAATGCGACACAAATAAACAAAAATACTCTTGACAAGCTAGAGCAAGAGTGATACATTAGATGCTGTGGAACGCACAGTATACTTTACAACAACAATAGGAGAAAATACTAATGTCAATCAATATGGACCTAATGCGCAAGAAACTTGCCTCACTACGTGGCGAGGGCCAACGCGACGGAGATTCGATCTTCTTTAAGCCTGATGAAGGTGACCAAGATATTCGGATTGTTCCAACATCAGATGGAGATCCACTCAAGGAGATGTTCTTTCACTACAATGTGGGTGAACACAAGGGCGGCATTGTTTGCCCCAAGCGTAACTTTGGAGAACGCTGTCCAATTTGTGACTTCGCCTCTGCTGTCTGGAAGGAGGGCACTGAAAACAACGATGAAGAAGCTAAGAAACTAGCTAAGTCTTTATTTGTTCGCGGCCGGTATTTTTCACCAGTGGTTGTTCGAGGTCGAGAAGAACAAGGTATTAAGGTATATGGATACGGGAAGAAGGCATACGAATTGCTTCTTGGATATATTCTTGATCCCGAATACGGAGATGTCACAGATGTGAATGAGGGAACTGACATCACTTTGACTTACACTAAGCCCACCACCCCGGGCGCATACCCTCAAACCAACATGAAAATGAGGCGAAATACGTCTTCTTTACTTGAAGACTCGGAAGCGATCCCTGCCCTCCTTGATCGTATGCCTGACTTTGCCTCACTATTCGAACGCAAAACCCCCGAACAGATCGACGCGATTCTCGATGAACAATTAGTAAACCCATCATCTGCAGAGTCCCTGTCAAATGAAACTACAGCGTATGGAAAAAGTAGTTCTACCAGTGATGTTGATCGAGCGTTTGATGAACTTATGAGCAATAAGTAAATAGTTTGGTTTGTGGAAAACCGCTAGCAGACCGGTTAAAGTCTGCCCGTTTACTAATCACAAAAGGAGTAATACTATGGATTGGTTAAAATCACAATGGGCCTCATGGAAGGTCAAG